CCGGAATAAGGTCAGTTGCTGACTTAAGATCAAAAGAGGCAGTGTAGCGATAATGTTCTTTCGAAAATTTCTCTACCTTACCGATTTGGTCAAAAGTTGCGTCAGATGGGTGTTCTCGTAAAATATCAAATATGGAATCATTAAGATCTTTACAGATCCACTGAGTCCAATAATCCGATATAGCGAAAACACGAATCTTACCTGCTGGCTCATGCTTAATGGCCAATTTACCAACTAATAAGTTGGGGATCACATATTTTTGAATATCTGACCATTCTAGAATTTGAGTAGGATCCTTCCAAAGGGAAGCTACATAATTACGAGCTTCAATGAGAGACTCAATCTTATCAGATGAGACTCCATGAGGTTCTAAATATGAAAAAGCTTTCGCAAAGGAAGTCTTAATCAATTCTTGAGCGGTAATTTGTCCATTAATAATTTCATCTCTAAAATCGCGACCAACTTTCCACATGTAGTTCCACGCGTAAACTTGCGTGTCATCTGCATAATTAGAAATTTGTTTAGCGACAATATCGGTGAATAATCCAGGTTGTAAAGCCTCATGATAAGCCATTTGTAATGACTTAACTGGAGCTTTATTTCCATAAATTATAGCTAAAGCATCCCATCCTGCACCTAGTATACTAGGATTAGAATTAGGACCTGCTTTATACGAGAGAGGAGGTTCCTCTCCCGAAGTACCAAATGCTAAATCTATTCCATGAGGATCAAAATGATTTTTCCAAAATGAAGGGATTAACCCATCAATTTCGGTCCAGTCAATAAGATACCGAGGAGTAGCGATATTATCTTTAATTTCATATCCAAATTTTCCCCAATTAGGTGAAAACTTCGGACTAGAAATAGAAGATAAATCTGGTTTACCATATTTACCCTTAAATGCTTTAAAAGATGATAATAGAGACATTATTACACGAATATGTTGTGTATTTTTGGATCTAATTAATTTTCTAAAGTATGGAGGAATAAACTTAGGTAATCCATTTACCATACGAATACGCTGACCTAAAGAAGCTGTTGATTTCATGGGAGTACCAGAAATAAACTGAAGAGTTGCAATAGACGATATTTTCAAGAGTAAAATCACTTGATTAATACCTCTAGTTTTCAACATTTTAGTTTGAAAATTACTAAATTTCCACACGGCTTTACGTCCCTGAGGACGGAAAGATAATCCTAACCAACTACACAAATCTTTGTAGTAGATTGGAAAGAATTGATCAAAATTTCTTTTGAAATCGATCATAGATTCATCTACCTTCCAACCGGATATAAACGAAAATAATTTGGATGACTTAGTCATCCATTTATCTAAGTGGGGAGTTTCAGTAGTTTTACTACCTGACTCCGAGTATCTTTGTTCAACTGTTTTCCGAGTATCATCGGGAGAAGCAAGTGTAATAAAAGGGTTATCTGCAGACATTGCAGAAACTACCATTTTATTATACTGTTTTTCATTTAAATAGAGAAGAATATCTTTATTATAAGGATCAACCACAACATATCTGTTGTCTGCC